GATGAGTCAATAAGAGGTGCTATTCCTGATGATGTAAAGCTGTTTAAGCAGATAACAATCACCCTAAATCCTTGGAATGAACATCACTGGATAAAGAAAAGGTTCTTTGATACTCCTGATGATGAAGTTTTAGCAATGACTACAAATTATCTTTGCAATGAGTGGCTTGATAAAGCAGACTTAAAGGTGTTTGAGTCGATGAAGAAGAATAACCCACGAAGGTATAAGGTTGCAGGACTTGGCGAGTGGGGTATAGTAGACGGTCTTGTATATGAAAACTGGGAAGAAAGCTTATTTGATATAAATGAGGTCAAGAAGATATCAACTATTCAGTCAGTGTTTGGGCTTGACTTCGGATATACGAATGACCCAAGCGCCTTGTTCTGTGGTCTTATAGATACAAAGAGCAAGACAATATGGGTATTTGATGAGATGTATAAGAAGGGCATGAGCAATGAGGCTATAGCGGATGAGGTTATACGAATGGGATATGCCAAGGAGCGTATAAGAGCCGATAGTGCGGAGAAAAAGAGCATTGACAGGCTTTATACTTTAGGCCTATCGCATATAACTGCTGCAAGGAAAGGACCTGATAGCATAATAAACGGCATAGATTTTATACAGGACTATCACATAATAATTCATCCAAGATGTGTGAATTTTATTACAGAAATATCTAACTATACTTGGGCGAAAGACAGCAAAACAGGTGAAAAGATAAATGTACCCATTGATAATTTTAACCACCTTATGGATGCTATGAGATATGCTCTTGAGGATATCTCAATGGGATCTGTATATAGTTTTGATTAAAAAAGGAGTAAGATGTGGATTTCATAAAAAAGATAATTTTGGCAATCAGCCAATTTTTTAATAAAAAAAGCATAGTCGGTATTGATGGAATCAACATCTTGAAGAATGAAATACTGACATGGAAGGCATCCCCGGATAGAATTATGCAGTTAAAAGGCGCAATGTACTATGAAGGTGAGCAGGATATATTGACAAGAAAAAGAACTGTTATTGGAGAGGGCGGGGAGTTGCAGGAAGTAACTAATCTTCCGAACAACAGAATTATAGATAATCAGTATGCTAAGCTTGTAAATCAAAAGGTTAATTACTTGTTTGGCCAACCATTTGTGGTAAGCACAGACAATACCGCCTACCTTGAGTGCTTGAAGCAGGTATTCAATAAAAAGTTCATGCGCAATATCAAAAAGGCAGGCAAGTATATGCTGAACACAGGAATTGCATGGATCTATCCAAATTATGACGCATCAGGACAACTTAGTTTTAAAGTTTTTCCAGGCTATGAAATACTTCCTTTTTGGGAAGATGACGAAAAGACAAGGGTAAGACTTGCGGTCAGAGTATATAAGACTGATGAGTATACTGCTGCAGGCCGTAAAGCTGAGATTGAAAGAGTAGAAGTATATGCCCCGCAAGGAGTGTATAGATTTATTCTAAATGGCGAAAGCTTAGAGAGTGATAATATCGCGCCTTATAGCACATATGTAAACACTGACAGCGACAACTATAACTGGGGAAGAATCCCATTAGTGCCACTTAAGTACCACGAAGGCACTCCGCTTATAAAGAGAATTAAGTCTTTGCAGGACGGTATCAACATTATGCTTTCGGACTTTGAGAACAATATGCAGGAAGACGCAAGGAATACTATTCTGGTTATCAAGAACTATGACGGGCAGGACTTAGGAGAGTTTAGGCAGAAACTTGCACTGTATGGTGCTGTAAAGGTCAGAAGCAATGACTCTGAAAAAGGTGGAGTTGATACTCTTGAGGTTAAGGTAAATGTAGACAACTACAAAGCTATTATTGAGATATTCAAAAAAGCCTTAATTGAGAATGGTATGGGCTATGATGCTAAAGACGATAGAATGTCTGGCAATCCTAATCAGATGAATATTCAGAGCATGTACAGTGACATTGACTTAGATGCAAACGATATTGAGACGGAGTTGCAGGCGGCTTTTGAGGATTTGCTTTGGTTCGTGAAGGCGCACTTATCCAATATGGGATTAGGTGACTTTGAGGATGAAGAGGCAACTATCACATTTAACAGAGATATACTGATAAATGAGACTGAGGCAATAGATAGTTGTGTTAAGTCGGTAGGCATCTTATCGGATGAGACTATTATAGAACAGCACCCTTGGGTAGATGACGTCCAGAAGGAGCTTGAGCGTATAAAAAAGCAAAAAGAAGAGCAGGTACAGGAGCAGTACGGAGCATTTAATGGCATTGCAGAGGTTGAACCTGAGGATGGTGATGGAATGTGAAGAGTTCAAAATATTGGCAAGACAGATTTACCGAACTAGAGGATGCGACGAATAAGGATGCCATGAAGGTCTACAGGGATGTGGATCAGGCATACCAAAAGGCACAAGTGGAGATTGAGGCTAAAATAAACACTTGGTATCAGAGATTTGCAGATAATAACAGTATCACAATGACGGAGGCTAGAAAGCTTTTAACAGCCGGGGAGCTAGAAGAGTTTAAATGGTCGGTAGAAGAGTACATCAAACACGGCAAGGATAATGCAATAAGTGGACAGTGGGCAAAAGAACTTGAGAATGCTTCAGCAAGGTATCACATATCAAGACTTGAGGCATTAAAGATTCAAACGCAACAGAGCATTGAAGCACTGTACGGCAATCAGCTTGACACGGTTGACAAGGCTATAAAAGACATGTACTCAAGCAGGTACTACAGGACAGCTTTTGAATTGCAAAAAGGCTTTGGGGTTGGCGTAGTTATGGACCGGCTTGACAATGCTACTTTAAGCAATATTGTCAATAAGCCTTGGGCAGTAGATGGAGCGAATTTCTCAAGCAGAATATGGAATAATAAGCAAAAGCTGGTTAATGAACTTCATAGCTCTTTGACAAGGAACATAATCACAGGAGCGGATCCAGCTAAAGCCATAAAGGAAATAAAGTCTAAAATGGGTACTTCGAGCTATGCAGCAGGCAGGCTCATAATGACAGAGTCGGCGTATTTTAGCTCAGTAGCTCAAAAGAATGTTTTTGGCGACTTAGGAGTTGAAAAATATGAGATTATAGCCACCTTGGACAGTAAGACATCTGAGATATGCCGAAAGCTTGATGGTAAAGTGTTTGACATGAAAGACTTTCAAGCTGGAGTTACGGCACCGCCTTTTCATCCGTATTGCAGAACTACTACAGCACCCTATTTTGACGACTGGGAAGAGCTTGGCATTGACAGAGAGCGAGTTGCAAGGAATGATAAAGGCGATAAGTACTTTGTTGATGGAAATATGACTTATAAAGATTGGGAGAAGGAGTTTGTAAACGACGGTGACGAGAATGGGGTAACGGAACTGAGGTCCAACCAGTTCTTGAATGTTTTGTCAAAAAATGTTAAAATGAATGGCAAAGTAATGAAAGGATTATCTAATGTTTCGCGAATTAAATCAGACAATGATATTAAACAGTTCGCTGAGAAATTGATAGATAATCTAGGAATAGATAGAAGTAATATTCCTGTCAACATAAAGGCCATACAAGATAATGGATACTGCCGATTGGGGAGCAGGACTACAAGAAACAAGTTATATTTTGAAGAGTATGTGTTAAATTCAAATGATGCACGCTCCATGAACTATAGAATTAAAACGGCTTTCCATGAATCCTTTCACTTATCCGCTAACGGACTTGAATGGGATGGGCTGGATTCATCCGGAAATATAGTTGAAAAATGGAGAAGTTTAGAGGAAACCTTCACTGAATCATCGGCGCATTATTTAATTGAGGTGTATGGAATTTCAGCTAAGTTATCTCCGTCTTATGCACAAGAACTTGTTGAAAATTTGCCGAGACTGAAACGACTCGCAAAATATTCATCTTGTAATACGATTCAAGATTTCGGAAAGATTGCATTTAAGGATAGGCAGAATGGAGTTGGGGCAAAGTGGTTGCATCTTCATTCAGACATGAGCAAAGTTGTATTGCCAGTAGATTATTATTCTCAATACAACTCATATATAACTCAAAATGAAGACGATTTGCTTGATATGATGTTCGAAAACATGGTGGGATACAAGCAATATAGGTCACTGATAAAGGCTGAATTAAAATCAGCAATAGGAAAAGACTTCTGGACACTTTCGGGTAATCAACAGATAATATATAGTAATATTTTAGCATGTGCAATGCAGAAAATGGGGGTACTATGATGATATATATTCCTAGTGATTGGATAAAAGATGGAAAAAATGAAGATGAAATAAGAACACTTATCTCCGAGAGCCTGGGATGCATTAAGTTGAAAGAGAGCTCTCAAAAGGTAGAAGATAGGCTAAGAGAACTTGGAGAGATAAAGATACTTGAAGAGTTTAAGAAAGGAACATTTGCGGTATAAGCGAGCCCTAATAGAAATAATTTTAAAGCACCTTAACAGGGTGCTTTTTTATTGCCGTCTTTTAGATCTTTGCAGACGATAAAGAACAAAGAAAAGAAGTGGATTGAACCACGTTAAAAAATGTACGAAAGGAATTAGAGAACATGAAAAGAGAAGATTTTATAGCACTTGGAATTGATGAAGAGTTAGCGAGCAAATGTGAAAAGGCAAGCAGTGAAGAGCTTAAGAATTATGTACCATATGAGCGATTTAAAGAGCTTGTAGATGAAAAGAATAAGCTTAAGACTGATATTGCTGATAGGGACAAACAGTTTGAAACGCTAAAGAACTCTTCCGGAGATGTTGAGGCAATGAAGGAACAAATAGCTACACTTCAGGCAGAGAACAAGTCAAAAGATGAAGCACATGCAGCGGAAATCAGGCAGATGAAAATCAACAGTGCATTAGAGTCTGCACTAATCGGTTCTAAGGCAAAGAATTTAACAGCAGTCAAGTCACTTATTAAGGATCTTGACAAGGCAGAGTTTCAGGATGATGGCAGTATAAAAGGACTTGAAGAGCAGATAACAGCTCTTAAGAAGTCTGATAGCTATTTATTTGAGGAAGCTGTAGCAACGAAGCCAAGCTTCAAGGGATTTCAGCCGGGAGTAGCAAAGAAAGAAACCACTACCGGAAAAGTAGATATGTCAAGAATGACCTATGAAGAGTTGGCAAGTTATATTGAGAACAATCCGGATATCGGATAACAGAAAGGAAAATTATTATGAAGTTTGATGCGAAGAGTTTTAACGAAAAAGCATTTGGCGCTTATATGTCTGCAATTCCGAATGTAAAGCTTAATAAGTTGAGAGAGTCAAAGGCGGTTGTTAGTGATCCACGTCTTGCGGATGCATTTAAGAACAACACTCAGACAGGCACAGTGTATGCAGTGTTGCCATATTTCGGCAGAATAGGCGGTAATGCACAGAATTATGACGGCCAAACAAATCTTACTCCTGAGCGTACTACAACATATGAGCAGGGTGTATTCACTTACGGCCGTATGATGGGATGGACTGAGGCGGATTTCAGCTATGACGTAACAGGCGGAGTTGACTTCATGGCGAATGTAAGAGAGCAGGTCATGACATACTGGAACGGAGTAGATCAGGATGTGCTCTTATCAATACTTAAGGGCGTATTCGGCATGAGTGCAACCGGAACAGGCGCTATAAAGAACGCAAACAAGGCCTTTGTAGACGCACATACACTTGATATCTCTGCTTCTACAGAGAATAAGAAGACAGATGATACAATGATCGTTGGTGCTACTACACTTAATAGTGCTATTCAAAAGGCTTGTGGAGACAATAAGCAGAAGTTTAGCTTGATTGTATGTCACTCTACAGTAGCAACAAACCTTGAGAACCTTAAGCTTTTGGCTTATCTAAAGTACACAGATGTTGAGGGCGCAGAGAGAGACCTCGGAATGGGTACATGGAACGGCAGACTTGTAATTGTTGATGACTCTATGCCGGTAGAGGTTAAGAATGTAGGTGCTACAGGCGGAGATGTGTCTATTTACACATCTTATGTGCTTGGAGAAGGTGCAATCGGCCTTGAGGATGTAGGGGCTAAGATTCCTTATGAGATGATCAGAGATGCCAAGACAAACGGCGGAGAGGATACTCTCATCTCAAGAAGAAGAAATGCTGTAAGTGTAGCAGGTATATCATACCTTAAGGCTAGTCAGGCGACAAACAGCCCTACCAATGCAGAGCTTGAGAACGGTTTGAACTGGTCACTTGTTCAGAGTGCAGATAAGACTATCCCTCATAAGGCTATTCCGATAGCAAGAATTATCTCAAGGGGGTAATATATGCTTGAGAGGATAAAAGAGAGGTTGCAGTCATTAGGCTATACAGTAAAAGATAGTGATGATATTGCTATAAACTTTGCTATGCAAAAGGTTGAAAATACTATAAAAAACGATTGCAATGTCTCTGCTATCCCTGATGGTCTTATGCATGTTGTAATTAATATGGTCGTTGGTGAGTTTTTAATGTCAAAAAAGACATTTGCTCCCGGCGACCTTTTAAATTTCAATCTGGATGCAGCTATTAAGCAGATACAAGAAGGCGATACAAATATATCTTTTGCCATAGGCGAAGGCAGTAAGACAGATGAGCAAAGGCTTGATAGCTTTATTGACTACCTTTTGAATTATGGTAGAGATGAATTTATCACCTATAGGAGATTCAGATGGTAGATGCATGGAAACAAGCAAGGAAAGCTGTAGAAAGCAGATACAGAGGACTCTGCGATATACTGGAGAAGAGAAAAGTAAAGGACGAGGTTACTAAGGCTACTGTATTGAGAGATATAGCAGTCTTAAGTAATCAGCCTTGCAGGTTGTCATACGGCAGTTCCGGCACAGCAAATCAAACTGATACTATATCGAACATAGAACAGACTATTAAGGTGTTTATTGCTCCTGAGATTAAGATTGTTCCCGGATCCAAGCTGAGGATAACTCAAAACGGTATAACTACCGACTATATATCTAGCGGAGTGCCTGCTGTATATGAGACGCATCAGGAGGTATCCTTGGAGCTTGAAAAGGAGAACGCTTAATGGCAAGTTGGGGAAGAGCAGACTTTGAAGCATTTAGAGATATGCAACAGAAATTACAGCAACTGCAGAATATTGATATGGAGGCCTTTTGCACTGAATGTAGTAAAGAGATTGCAGCAAGGCTTTTAGCTTTGGTAATTCCAAGAACTCCTGTAGGCCAGTATCCTGCAAGAAGCGGAAAAACAGGAGGTACGCTTAGGAGAGGCTGGACCGCTGTAGCAGATATCACAGTGACTAAGCAGGGTGATAATTACATTGTCATAATCTCAAACCCGGTAGAGTACGCTCCTTACGTTGAGTTTGGGCATAGAACAAGAAACGGCGGATATGTGGAGCCGCAATACATGCTTACGATCTCAGAGGAAAAGCTTAAGAATGTAATCCCTGCATTGCTGGAAAGAAAGGTTAAAAGAAAGTTGCAAGAGGTGATGAATGGCGGAGATTAATGTATCAATCATTTTAGATGCTATTACAGTAGCTTTAGACAGGGTATCGCCAAATGCAAATATCTATATTGATAAAGTCGAACAAGGCCTTGAGGATGGCGATATCTTAGTCAGGTTGATAAATATCGAATATATGAGAAGAGGCATAGGAGACTTTCAAAGAGTTGTTCCGGTATTTGATATTATTTATTTTCCCAAGGCAGGAAATAAGGATTGTATGGCTATGGGCGACACTCTATCAGATAAGTTGGCCGTTATAGAGTTATCGACAAAGGATATTGTGAGGGCGATTACAAAGTCATTTGAGATTATTGACGGAGTACTGCATTTTAAAGTGTCATATCCGTACGATACGATTAAATATCAAGCTGAAGAGGAGATGGCAAAGGTTATTTTAAACAGAGGTAATTAAGATTGAAAAAGACAGAAGATAACAATGTTAAACATACAAAAGAATCCATTATGTCGTCTTCAAAGTATGCTGACTGTAAAGATGTGATAAACATCTTACTTGATAAGGACACGGAGTATTCAATAGATGAGGTGGATAAAATGATAGATGATTTTTTGAAAGGTGAGGTGGAATAATGGCGCTAGGTGGCGGAATTTGGACAAGTCAGGACAAGATTTTACCCGGAACATATGTAACATTCTCAAACGCAAAGAGAGCAAACGCATCTTTATCAAGTAGAGGTGTAGTCGCATTGCCTATAGTCCTTGACTGGGGTGAAAAAGGCAAGGTGTTTGAGGTAAGTATAGAAGATTTTATGACAAAGTCAAAGGAGCTCTTTGGTCATAGAATAGATGATAAAGTTATGATAAACCTAAGAGAAGTATTTGCCCATGCAAAGAAGGCTCTTGTTTATAGATTAGTTGCAGCAGATGCTGTAGCCGCAAGTAATACTCTTGCAACAGCTAAGTATCCCGGAACAAGGGGCAATGACATAAAGATTGTAGTTGCTGCTAATGTAGATAAGCCAAGTGCTTTTGATGTAAGTACATACCTTGAGGGAGTGCTTGTAGACACTCAGACAGTAGATAATATGGCAGGTTTAAAGGACAACCATTATATTACTTTTAAGCGTTCAGGATCACTTTCAGCGAGTGCAGGAATGCCACTAACAGGCGGTACAAATGGTGGAGCAGTCACAGGGGATGTATATACAAAGGCTTTGGAGAGCTTTGAGTCATATTCATTCAATGTATTGTGCTGTCCAACAAATGACACAACAATAGTAAAGCTCTTTGCTGCTTACACAAAGAGAATGAGGGATGATGTCGGAGCTAAGTTCCAAACAGTTACATACAAGTCTGATGATAACTTTGAAGGCATTATATCATTGATAAATGATGCTGTGGCAACTGAAAAGCATTCGCTGGTATACTGGGTAGCCGGAGCTGAGGCGGAATGCGGAGTAAATGAAACACTCACAAATGCCGATTATGACGGAGAGTATGAGGTTGTAACAGACCTTAAGCAGTCACAGCTTGAGACAGCTATTAAGCAGGGCAAGTTTGCATTTCACAATGTTAACGGAAAGGTTAAAGTGCTCGAGGATATCAACACATTTACATCATTCAGAAATGATAAAGACAGTGTGTTTGCATCAAATCAGACTATAAGGGTAATAGATCAGATAGCAAACGACATTGCAGTACTGTTTAACACAAGATATTTAGGTCGTGTTCCGAATGACAATGCAGGACGTATAAGTTTGTGGAATGATGTATGCAAGGTGCATCAGGAACTTGAGAAGCTGAGAGCTATAGAGGATTTTGATGTAAACTCAGTTGAGATAGTGCAGGGCAACGATAAGAAGTCAGTGCTTTGTACAATAAAGGATATAAACATCATAAATGCTATGACGAAGCTTTATATGAATGTGATTATTGCGTAGAAAGGAGATACATAAATGGACAATGCAGTTATGAATGCTTTAGATGCAATGGACGGATCGTTAGCCAGTGCGTATATAATTCTTGAGGACGGTAGAAGATATAACTTTATGCAGTTGTATTCCTTTGAAGCCAGTGCAAAGATAAATTCAAAGGAAGTACCAATTCTAGGTAAAACAGGAAAAGGCAACAAGCCTTTAGGTTGGACAGGTGAGTGGAAGGGTACAGCGCATTATAATCAGTCAGTGCTTAGACAGATGTGGCTTGATTACAAGAATACTGGCAAGCTTCCAACTTTTGACATTCAGGTGACAAATGAGGATCCAAGTTCATCTGTTGGCAGACAGACAGTAATACTTAAAGGGTGCTTAAGCAAGGGCGGTATACTTACAAAGTTTAACGCTGACTCTGAGACACTTGACGAGGATATCGAAGGAACATTTGACGACTGGGAAATGCCTGAAAGCTTCTCATTGCTTAAGGGTATGCAGTAAAAGGAGATTAGAACATGAGTAGAGATTTAAGTGCTTTTTTATCACAGAATGTAAAAAGGGTTGAGAATACGCTCTACCCTGCGACAAACAGAATTGTAGATGAGAACGGCAAACCGATTCCATGGGAGATTTGCTGTATTACAGCTACCGAGAATGCGAAGATAAGAAAAAGCTGTATGTCTACTGTTCCGGTAGTAGGTAAAAGGGGGCAGTATACTCAGGAGTTTAATCCACAGCTTTACTTAGCTAAAATATGCGTAAGAACTACAGTCTTCCCAAATCTGCAGGACACAGAGCTTCAGGACAGCTATGGAGTTATGAGTGCAGAGGAACTTATAACTACAATGCTTACCCCCGGAGAGTTTGAGGACTACTCAACAAAGGTAATGCAGGTAAACGGATTTGACAGTGATACTGATCTGGTAGAAGAAGCAAAAAACTAATTAATGGCGGTGATCCGGAAGCTAATTATGCTTACTATTGTCTACATAAATTCCACTGGGAACCCAGTAAATTCGTGGAGATGACAGAAGAAGAAAAGGCCTTCATAGTCGCCGCCATTGATATTAAGGCTAAGAATGATAAAAAGGATGCTGACGAATTAAAGAGCAAACAAAAAAGATAGGAGGCTGATTAATGGCTACAATACAATCACAGTTGGTGCTGACTGACGGAATGTCAAGCGCATTAAGGCGAATTAACTCAGCCTTAATTACTTGCATTGACAGCTTTGAGCAAATGCAATCAACATCATCAAATCAAATAGATACTTCAGTTTTGCAAGATGCACGTTCAAGCTTAACTCAGCTTAATGGAGAGCTTGATAATACAGTTGAAAGACAGGAGCAAGTAAGAGAAGCTTCTGAGCAGACAGGGAGTTCCATGGATATGCTAAAAGATAGCTTTTTGAAATTAGCAGCTGCAGCAGGGCTGGCATTCTCAGTAAAAGAGTTAATGGAGCTTGGCGATACCTATAATCAGACACAAGCAAGACTTAACTTGATTACTGGCGATTTACAAAAGACTAAAGACTTGCAGGATGCAATTATGGAGTCTGCAAACAGGTCAAGAGCCGCATATCAGGATACTGCAGACGCTGTATCTAAAATGGGACTTATGGCAAAAGATGCCTTCAGTACCATAGATGCAAATGGGCATAAAACTCTTAATACATCTGAGTTAGTAGCATTCTCAGAGCTTTTAAATAAGCAATTTGTTATTGCCGGAACATCCGCACAAGGAATGAGTGCAGCAATGACACAGCTTACTCAGGCTATGGCTTCAGGAGTGCTAAGAGGAGACGAGCTTAACTCAATCTTTGAGCAGGCTCCTACAGTCATTGAAACGATAGCGGACCACTTGGGGGTTGAAATAGGGCAGATTAGGCAGTTGGCTCAAGAAGGAAAGATAACGGCTGACGTAGTAAAGAGCGCAATGTTGTCATCCGCAGATAAGATAAACGAGAAGTTTAACTCTATGCCTTATACGTACTCGCAGGTGGCCACTATGATATCGAACATAACATTTGATGCGTTTGAACCACTCATACAGCTTATAGGAAGCGGAGCGCAGTTTATAGTGGACAACTGGAGTACTATAGAGCCAATACTTGCAGGAATTGCAATAGGTGCAACATCTGCAGCCGTTGCTTGGGGAATTTGGACCGCCGCTATGTGGTTGGCTGATGCGGCAAACAGAACTACAATTGCAGGTATGCTGGCGAACCCGTTTCTATGGATTGCAATTGCAATAGGAGCAGTTGTTGCAGTTGCCTACAGGTTTATTCAGTCAGTGGGTGGAATGAAGAACGCTTGGACACTTACGCAAATGGCAATAGGTGTAGGTATTCAAGCACTCAGAGTAGGATTCTTTACAGGTATTTATGCGATTATGGACTTGGCAGGCAAATTATCTCTTACTTGGCAGAAAACAGGTGTTGCAGTGTCAAACTTCATTGGCCAGATGAGAGTAAATGTGCTTACCGGTATACAAAATATGTTAAACAGTGCTATCGGCATGATAAATAACTTTATCAATGCGCTTAATAAAATACCGGGAGTGAGTATTCAGGCCATATCACAGGTAACGTTTGCCACTACTGCAAAGGCGCAATTCAATGCTGAGAAAACCGCAAGGGAACAGAGCTTGGCAGGAGCAGAGGCTCAGTCAAATGCAGATAAGCAGGCGAGAACTTGGGAGCTCATGCGAATGAAGGGAGATTTGGACAGCAAGGTATCGGATTTAAAGGGCAAATATTCCCAGTTTAAAGCTGAGAAGATAGCTATGAGTAACGGAGACGGAATTGACTCTTTAGGATTTGATACAGGAGCATTTGACAAGGGAGCAGGGGCAGGAGTTGCAGACAATATAGGAAAGACTGCAGGTAATACTGCGGCTGCAGCGGGTGCACTTGCAGAAACAAAAGAAAATCTTGAATATCTGAGAGACATTGCAGAGCAGGAGGCTATTAACAGATTTACTACTGCTGAGATAAAAGTTGATTATTCAGGAATGACTAATCAGATAAGCTCAAATATGGATCTGGACAACATACTTGATGCATTGACAGTTAAGTTTGTTGAGGCTGTACAGATGGGAGCAGAGGGGGTGCATAACTAATGTTTAGATTTTATTTAGCAAATATGCTACTGTCTATCACCCCTTCTAAGTTGAGTTTAAAAGTTAAGAATATGAATAAGACAGTAACTCTCATAAACGAGGGCGAAGTCAATATCATAAAAACAAAAGGGTTAAGGGAATTCAGCTTTGAATTCCTTTTACCTTTTCAAAATTACTCTTTTGCAACAGTAAGTAAAGTAAAAAAGCAGAAAAGTTATCTTGATAAGCTGAATCAGTTAAAGATAAATAAGAGACCTTTTCAATTCGTTGTTAAAAGACCTCATGGCTTCAAGACGAATATAAAAGTCACCTTGGAAGATTTAAACATCACTGAAGACGCTCAGGAAGGTAGAGATATCAAGGTCAGTGTAATCTTAAAAGAATATAGGCATTACGGAACAAAGAAAGTTGTATTTGTTCAACCTCCCACACCCACTGCCGGTGAGACTAAGCAGGAAGAAAAGAAGGAAGAAGCAAAGATAACTGAGAACAGAGATACATCTACTGCTCAAAAGCCAAAAACTCATATAGTAAAAAGAGGCGATACCCTTTGGGGATTGGCTAAGAAATATTATGGGAATGGCTCTTTGTATCCTAAAATTGTGAGCGCTAATCCTAAAATAAAGAACCCTAATTTAATTATAGACGGATGGGAGCTTATAATACCATGACAGTAAATATAATGATTAGTAACGGTAAAGAAGCTTATCTGCCTGCTATAAAAGAAGGTATACAGCTTGATTTAGAGCGTAAAGGAAGCCCCGGAACGCTCAAGTTTGCGTACTATGATGACGGCAATATAAAAACCGAAGAGGGTAATCAGGTAAAGCTTACAGTAGACGGATCTGATTTGTTTTTCGGATTTCTTTTCAGTAAAAAGGTATCAAGTAAGGATAACAATATTGTAGAGTGTACGGCTTATGACCAGTTAAGGTATTTAAAGAATAAGGATACTTATGCATATAATAATTTGACTGCAGGCGAGGTTATAAAGCTTATCGCTGAAGACTTCAGGCTCAATATCGGAGAACTTGAGGATACGGGCTATAAGATACCACGCAGAGAAGAGCAGAACAAAACTCTCTTTGATATTGTACAGAATGCTATAGATGAAACTTTACGGAACACAGGCAAACTATACGTATTCTATGACAATGTGGGCAAGCTTACTCTTAAGAATATCGACAGTATGAAGCTTGACTTGCTTATAAATACCGATACCGCACAGTCTTATGATTACAGCAGTTCAATAGATAACAAGACATACAATCAGGTAAAAGTTGTTTATAAGAACACTAAGGATAAGACAAATGATGTATTCTTAGTAAAAAGCAGTGAGAATATCAACAAGTGGGGAGTACTACAACTTAATGAGACGGTAGAGACAAAAGAATCCGGAACAAAAAAAGCCGAGGCACTTCTTAAGTATTACAACAAGGTTGCTAAAACTCTTACGATAAAAGACGCATTTGGAGACACGAGAGTAAGAGCAGGTTCGTCTTTGGTAGTTATGTTACAGATTGAAAATACTAAGGTATCAAGCTATATGGTAGCCGAAAAGGTAACTCACACATTTAAGAATGATGAACATCTAATGACTTTAAAACTTAGAGGAGGACTGTTTAATGTTTGATTTAGTTGAAGCGGTAAAGCAGGCAGCGCTTGAGGCAGTAGAGTCAAAGGATCCTATGTCTTTTAGATTTGGCAAGGTGGTAAAAGCATCACCGCTTGAGGTGTGGATAGATCAGAAGCTTACAGTCCCTGAGAGCGCACTAATTCTTACAGGAATGGTCAGCAAAATCACTTGCGAAGCTGAAGGGCTAGGCAGAATTACACTCGATAATAGTCTTAAAGTAGGTGATCAAGTAATCCTTATAAGGGTTGACGGTGGGCAGAAGTACATAGTATTGGACAAAGTGAGGTGATAGCATGCTTCCTTTAAATGATAAAGATATATTACAGATAAATGAGTCCACGGAGCCGAGCAATACCTTTTGTGTAGATTTCGAAAGGGATAGGGTGTTCGGATTTGTAGACGAAAAAGAAGCCGTAAAGCAAGCTATAATGCTTATCTTAAATACTGAAAGATATAAATTTCTAATCTATTCGTGGAATTATGGGGCAGAGCTGGAGGCTCTCATAGGTACTCATCCGGATATAGTTGAGGATGAAGCGGAAAGACTTATTAGTGAGGCACTGCTGCAGGATGACAGAATTACAGCTGTTTATGATTTTGAATTCAGTAGAAACAGGGATACTCTTCTTGTGAATTTCAAAGTCGACAGCATTTACGGCGATATAGACATAGAAACGGAGGTTAGATAGTGTTTGAAGGGAATACATATGAAAATATATTGAACAGAGTTCTATCAAGAGTCGATAGCGGTATCGACAAGAGAGAAGGCTCTGTTATTTATTCTGCTGTTGCTCCGGTATGTGCGGAACTTGCACAGGCTTACATAGCGCTTGATAGCCTTATAGATTGCACTTTTGCTGACACTGCTCCAAGGGAGCATCTGATAAGAAGGGCTTTAGAGAGAGGGCTTGTACCGAAACAGGCAACATATGCAAAGGCTATAGCTGTATTTAATATAGATGTGGAAGTGGGTAAAAGGTTTTCAAGTTCAAGATTTAACTGGGTTGTATCCGAAAAGATAAGTGCAGGAAGATTTTATATCACTTGCGAGACTGCAGGAAGAACTCCAAATGCTGAGAGAGGAAGCCTTATACCTATAGAGTATATAGACGGCCTTGAGACAGCAAATATAGAGAGTATAGAGATATACGGAGAGGATGAAGAAGGTACTGAGGAATTCAGAAAAAGATACTATTCGTCCTTTGACACTCAAGCATTTGGTGGTAATAAGAAGGACTACTATCAGAAGATTACAGCTATTGAAGGTGTAGGCGGTTGTAAGATTTTAAGGGCTAAAGATGGCAATGCTCATAATTTGCCGGGCCATATCCTTGCAATTATAACTAACTCTGAATACGGGCAGGCAAGTTCAACCCTTGTTACAAATGTGCAAAAGCTGATAGATCCGAAAGGTGATCAGTTAGGCGACGGCCTTGCATCAATCGGTCACACTTGCCATATACAATCCGTAAAAACAAAGAGTATAAATATAGATACTAATATAGTTTATGACTCAGGATACAATTTTAATGCTTTGAAATCGCATATCCAAAACGCTATTGACAGCTACTTTTTAGAGCTTAATAAATCTTGGGATACTGTAGATAATATAGTGGTTAGAATTTCAAATATCGAGAGCAAGATTCTTGCTATAAACGGAATTAAAGATATAGCAGATACTAAGCTAAACGGTACCGCATCTAATGCTATATTGGATCCCGACACTATTGCTGTAAGAGGTACTTTCAATGGATAGGAAATTGATAGACTACCTTCCGGATATTCTAAAAAATGTGACGGAATTCAATCAGATGATGTATGCTGAACAACCCGAACTCGAACTTTTTTGGAGTAAAGGCAATAGCTACTTGAATAACGCGTTTATATTAAGTCAGGATGTTGACACTGCTACAAGATGGGAAAAAATATTAAAGATATCAAGCAAGGATACAGATGAGCTTGATGTAAGGAATCTTAGAATCCTTGGAGTAATGCAAGGTAGACTTCCTTACACATATAGAACCTTTTATCGTAGCCTTTTAGCTATGGTAGGCTCGGAGAAAGACTTTAATCTAAATATAGATATGGAGCATTACAAGGTCAGCGTAGTGGTGGCTTTATCATCAAAAGAACTCAAGGAAGAAATAGAAAAGCTTGCAGATGAGGTAGTGCCGGCAAACATGACGCTTGAAGTATTGCTGTGGTATACAACTCACAGAATGCTTGAGATAAAAACTCATGGGGAATTGGAGCAGTATACTCATGAGCAAATGACTGAGCTTGATTTAAGGTAGGTGATTTATGAGAGAAACGGATAATCTAAAATTGAAAATGCCGGACAGGACAGATAATTACAATGTCGAGGACTTTAACAGCAATTTTGCAAAGCTGGATAAAGCGGTAAGCAGTACAAGGCAGATACCAGTGACGGCTTCAAGGTTTACCACACAAGGGCCTTACACACAGCGTATAGATATAGCAGGTATTAAGAGTACAGATGTGCCTGAGATAGCTCTCATAATACCTGACGGTATTACGGATAGCGCAAGAGTAAAGGTTATTAAAAAGGCTTGGAGTTGTGTAGACAGGATAGATACATATGACGGCTATATAGTGATAAGTTGCTTTGTAAAAAAGCCTGAAACTGATATTCTGCTGCTTATGAAGGGGGTGTAATATGGCGCAGGCAATACTTTTAAGAGGCGGAGCTGGCGGTGTTACATCAGATGATGTGACCGCATCTAAGGCACAAGTGCTACAGGGGTATAGAACTATTACTACTGAAAGCAATGATGAAATAGTTGAAGGCACTATACCAAATCGTGGAAATGGAATGGAGTCTGTAGAACTTATGGATGCCCATTGGGAGAATAAATATGTTTTTAGAATGGAGCAAGGGTTCTATGCACAGATAGACCATTGGAAACCTTATGTTTCTGTTCCATATGCTGTTTTGTCTAACTTCTTACATGTGGATGCTAATAAAATGCTTGATAATTTAACAATATCAGGTATTAGGGGAACAATACCTATAAGAGGTTATCATGGTCCTGATAGTGCTGAGATGTGGTTGTACTTACAGGAGGGTGGATACGTAATTAGACTTGAGGAAGGATATTATCACACAGACGATGGAAGTGGATTAAAGCCTTACGTGATAGTACCTACTCACATTGTCAAAAATGCAGTCGGATATCGGGCAGACAAAACTCTTAATGATACTGTGGTTTGTGGGGAACAAGGGGCTATACCAATCAGAGGAAATGTTGCAGATACGGTGGAATTTGTAAATGCTCATTGGGAGTCTAAATTCTTAGCAAGAATGGAGCAGGGATATTATAGCCAAAACGGGCAGTACAAGCCTTGCGTAGCTATACCTTATGCGGTGTTGGCTAATGCTGCAGGAGTAGATGCTAACAAGATGCTCGATACACTAACAGTAGCAGGAATAAGGGGCATCATCCCCAACCGTGGTACTTGGAATATGGCTTCAGAAGTGGTAAATGCACCTTGGGAAAACAATGTTCACACAAAGTTTGAAGAGGGCTATTATCCCAAGGACGGGTATTCTAAGCCAACGGCAAAAATACCTTATGCAGTGCTTGTAAATGCTTTAGGTATTGATAGCTCTAAAATGCTTGATACGCTCACTGTGGCAGGTAAGCAAGGGCAGATAAAATCAATAGACACAGCAGCAAGCAATTTTAGAATAAATAAATCCACATCGTTTGGAATTGACAACTGGACAAATCCCAGCAACCCTGTATTTTATGTGGATTTTCCACACGGTAACGGCTACTACAACCGCTCGGATGGACATCCGCATGTCTGCATAGATGCGATAAATCTAGGCGATGTAACCGCAGATAAAGTCATGCGCGGTTTTACTGCAACAAGTAAAAATGGAGTAAAATTTGCAGGTACAATGCTTGATTTGCAATCTGGTAGAACGGTTTTTAACGGAGCCACTTTCGACAATGTTTTAGTGTCGGGAGTGGCGACAAAGGGATTTGACTTAAACGGCACGTATTTTGCTTATAGCTTAGATCAAAATTACGGCTATGCAGGCATATATAACGGTGGTATGAATTTTAACTTGTCCACCGGCTACCCTGCATTGAAATCAAGACGTATCGGATGCGTTCTGTCGCAGTCGATAAATTTAACTCCATTCAGGCAAATTATTATAAGCTACAGAACGCTGGCAAACATTCAGGGCAATCCTTATGCGACCTTGGAGGCACATGTAAATCGTGTAAGCACAAGAAGGCTGATATATGTTGCAGGAGCAGGCAATGTCGATGCGATAGATGTTTTAAGACAAGGCACTGCAAGCCCTGCAATAGATAGAAACAGCCAAATTGTGCTAAATGTGGCAGATATAAACGAACAGGCGTTTATAAGTTTTGGCGCTTACTGTAATAGCGACAGATCGTCTGATGTTTTTGCAGGGCCTGTTCAAATTACAAAAATAGACTTTTTAAATTAGAAAGGAGACAAAATGAAGTACACTGTATTGTACACATCAAACGGTGGAGTCTTGGCTGTAGTGTCCGAACAATCGGACTTGAAGAGCTTGAAGCTTGGTACTTTTGAAGTGCCTGACGGGCATATCATTGACAACATAGATGTGAGTAAGAAAGAGCATACTGCTGTATCACACTCAACAGGTATGGCGAGCGCAGAAGAGTTAGAGAAACAAGCAAAAGCTATTGATATGCTTGAAAAAACTGTTATGGAGCTTACAAGCCTTGTGATGAGTGATGAAGCTATGAAAGATGATGGTGAACAATAATGCAATGGCTATATACAAGGCTATACATTTTGTTGGGATATTTAATTTGTTTTGTTTTTGATGAAAGGAGACCAAAAACTATGAAGTTCAAAAATTTAGCACTATTTTACGTAAACCTTATACTTGAGGGGAAGTGTACATATAAAGATGTACCTAAAAAACTAAAGCCTTATGTAAAGCAGGTAGCTATTGACCTTGGTGTATGGGAGATTATAGAGGGTAGCACGGAAGAGAATCCTGCAACACCTTCAAACGCCACTAAGACAGAAGAATAAATCTGCATTTTTGATAACATAAAGAGGGCTTAGGCTCTCTTTTTTAGTTGCGTTGAGAAAAACGAAGAAGAGTTGAGAAGAGTAAAGAAAGGAATTGTATGTCACTCGAAGAAGCAATAAAGCATGCGCTTGAAGTCGCAAGTGAGGTGTCATGCGATAAATGTAAATCAGAACATTTGCAGTTAGCAGCGTGGTTGCAGGAACTACAAGTATTGCGAAAAGAGAAAGGAGATTAAAAATGGATAGCTCATTCACATCTGGGAAAAAGCTGTTAAGAGGTGGATATACTCAGTTTACAGTAAGTGGTAAAAGCTACTTTGTACAAAATGGCGCTTATGGTAAAACACCACATGCCGGGGATATTGTGTACTTCTATAGCACAGAAAAAGACAGAGTTGCGCATGTGGGCATAGTAGAAGATGTAAAGAGAATTGGACAACTATATATAATACATACTATAGAGGGAAACACATCTGCAGAGGCCTTTGAGCGTAATGGTGGCGGAGTGGCTAGAAAAGAATATAAGTTTAAAGAGTCTGATGTAGGTGGTGCAAATCGTATAAATGGTTTTGGCACACCCTCATTTGGCAGGAATACATGTACACCTGAGGAGCTTATAGAAGTCGCAAGGCAAGAGATCGGGTACCTTGAGAAGGCAAGCAATTCTATGCTTGAGGACAAAACAGCGAATGCTGGTATGTCAAATTACACTAAATACGGCCATTGGTATGGTGGCAACGGGAACTACTGGTGCCAACAATTTGTATCTTGGTGTGCCTATATGGCATGTAAGATACACAAAGAGAAGGTGTTTACCGGTTGGGTAGAGTTTGATAGTAGGTGGATGTATGAGATTAATGGGGTAGTGCAAAAAAATAGATGGCTACATATAGATGGTAGTTGGTATGTAGTGGACGGTGCAGGATACTCGATCAGTGGGTGGTTCAAGCAAAACGAGGACTGGTACTATCTTAATCCTGCTGATGGTACAATGCTTGCTGGGCAGTGGATTGATATAGAGAATGAATCATATTATCTAACAAAATCCGGAGTTATGGCTCGCAGTGTTTACATTAAAAATGACAATAAACATATATATCATTGGGTAGACGAAGATGGTAGATATCAGAAGGATTATGATACTGAGAGTCCGGATTTAAAAACATATGGACTTGCAGAATAGAAAGGATGGTTAAAATGAAAGCAAATGTTGTATATTCAATAGCTGGAGCGGTAGGAGGCTTTATCGCAATGGCGTTCGGGGGATGGAGTGATGCTTTAATCACTCTGATTGTATTTATGTCAGTAGACTATATTACAGGGTTGACTGTAGCAGGTATATTTAAAAAGAGTAAGAAATCTGAAAGTGGAGCACTGGAATCACGTGCAGGATTTAAAGGGCTTTGCCGTAAGGGCGTTGCTTTACTTATTGTACTTGTAGCAGTAAGACTTGATATAGTTATGCAGACAACATACATTAAAGATGCAGTTATCATAGCTTTTATAGCGAATGAAAGCATAAGCATTATTGAAAATGCAGGACTTATGGGGATACCGATTCCATCAGTAATTGCAAAGGCAATAGATACTTTGAAAAGTAGTGCTGACAGCACAAAGACTGAAGCATAAACTTTGAAAGTTAGCTTTGAGAAAAATAATAAAAAGAGAGGTTTAGCCTTGTACTTTCCTCTCTTTCTTGTTTCTATTTCTATTGCCTAATTTGTTATTGTTTAAAATTTTTTCTATTTCTTGGGTTGTACTTTTGAGTTAAAATCTTTTGTACTTTTTTGAAAACATCTGCTGATATAATGCACTCATGCGATCCAAATTTCTCTTTTCCATTAAATTTTATATATCCGGCATATGTCTTATTCCTCAACATTACCTTTACTGAGTTGGCAGAGAAGTCCTTGCCTCTTTTTCCTCTGTGACCAGCACGATTGAGTATCCTGGCTGTTTCAGATAGATTGTGTGTTTCTAAGTATGATTCAAAACACAGTTTAACACAATCTGCTTCTTTTTTTATGATTTTTAATTCATCATTTTTACTAGTGTAACCTTGCAAAAATGCCGGGGCATACTTGCTCTGCTTGAATTTTTCATCAAGTGCAAAGCTTACCCTCTCACTTGTAAGCTCACGCTCTAACTGAGCAAAAACTCCCAAAATGCCGATAATTGCTCGACCAAAAGGCGTTGATGTGTCAAATGCTTCAGTGTATGATACAAGACCGATATCCAAGTTTTTTAATGCACTTACGGTCTGATATAAATCTGATACGCTTCTTGTGAATCTACTTAGCGCCCAGAACAGAATAATATCAAATTTCTTTTCTTCTGCGTCTTGCATAAGCTCCTGTACTGCAGGTCTGTGTGTCATATCTTTTCCACTTATGCCTTCATCTGCATACAATTTATAGACGAAGTAATTTTTGTCAGAGCAGTACTTTCTCAAAGTTCTTTCTTGTGCTGCTAAAGAGTATCCTTCCCTGACTTGATCAAGAGAAGACACCCGTATATATATGTATATATATTGCAACTTTCTTGCTCATATGATAAAATGCCTTTGCCTTTCTTTTGAGGTAGGCCCTGCAGGTTTGCTTTGGTCGGCTACTGCAGGGCCGTTTTTGTTTATTCTTATGTGCCTCTATTCAGCTGGATTGTAGAATATACCATCTTCATTGATATACTCAACTACCTCGTCTTCTGTTATAGATAATGTGCCAGCTACAGATAATCCATTGTTCAGATCTAATGTAATCTGATACTCACCGATTTCTGAAGGTCTGCCATTGTCTATTCCATCAACTGTGCCATAATACGCACCTGAAATCATGCTGTCTATTTGTCTTTGTTCCTTGGCTGTAAAACTTCCGTATGTTCTTCCAATCATTGCTACCTTAGTCATGTTATTCGCCTTTCTTTTTACTTACAGTTTTATATTTGCTTTGGTCGGCTCTGTAAGTTTTGTAAGTTCCTTATTTATCTTACAATATTATTTTACTCTATTATTAGAGTAATATCAAGCGCTTTTTACTCTTTTTTTAGAACTTTTTTTATTGCTTTTAAGTAGGGTGTAGTATATACTTGAGAGTAAGAAAGTGAGACAAGAGGTAATTATGATCAGATATAAAATAGATATTATGAAAGAGTTGTATAGAAGAGGTTACAATTATATGCGTATAAAAAAAGAAAAGTTACTGTCCGGTCAGACTTTAGAAAATATAAAGCAAGGGAAGTCTATCACATTAGATACGCTTAATAAACTTTGTCTAATGACTAATTTACGTGTGGAAGATATCATAGAAGTAATCGCAACAGATGAAGAGAAGAAAAAGTACTTTTAAGCTATTGAATAATGTCGCAAAAATGTCGCACTAATCTACAAGAAGCCTTATGTATAAAGGCTTTATAACCTACATATTATGTGACTTTTAATCAAGTTGTCCCGGGTTCGAGTCCCGGGTGTCTCACGATTTTATGACTTAAGTAGATATATCTATTTGAGTCTTTTTTGTATTTAAGAGAGTTGAATGAGGAATGAAGGTTAGGTGGCTTGGTAAAACAGAGGCTTTGATATTAACTAATGATAAAATCTATGATGTTATATCTATAGAGCGAGGTTGGTATAGGGTTATAGATGACAGTGGTGAAGATTATTTGTATCCTCCTGAGGTGTTTGAAATTGTTGAAGAAGATAAATAAAATTAAAAAATCATATGGTTCAATCACACGAGCTTACTCTAAAGAGGGAAGAGACTGAATATATAACCAATGTTATTATTTGGGATAATCAAGTAGTTGTTTTACCTAAGTAATATTACGACATTAAATCAAGAATGGTTTCGGAGCGATTTAAGAGATTTGTATATTAGTATGAAATGCTTTATGATGGAAAGTGATAAAAATAGGATTTATTTTTATAATTATAGGAGAATTTCTCCGGATGAAGAGCTGAGGAAAGTACAGATACTATTGAAGAACTGTTAAAAATATTTGAGTAAAAGAGGGGAATATGGTAGAGAATATCAGTATTGAGGGGATAGCTTATATTGTAGAAAGAATAGCAGAAAGAGCAAGAGAAGCATCAAGAGACTCAAAAGAAGATAGGGAAGATTGCTTTAAAGATGGAAGAGCATTGGCGTACTATGAGGTTTTAGATATTTTAAGAACAGAACTTGATGAAAGAGAAATAAGTTTAGATAAGGTAGGTTTAGACTTTGACTTGGAAAAGGAACTGTTATAATATTAGCTGGTAAAATACTTGAGAAAAAACTTAAAATTAGTAGTAATATAATATGGGGGAAGTGTAATGAAAAAAGAGAAGATAAGAGAGGCAAAAGAGTCTTATCAGGATTATTTAGACAGGTTATCTATGCCGTTATACCCTATTAAATTAACGAATGAAGAAGTTGAAGAATTAATAAAAGAAGGTCGTATTAAACCTTTTTATGAAGTATAAATAAAATATTCAAGGTATAATATGAATTTAAAAGATGAGATTATGAAGATAATTAGATATTGTAAAAGGGATTTGAATTGAGTACTCAAATCCCTTTTATGTTTATAAAGTATTATTATTTGATAAGCATACTCTTGGCTATAAATGCCATACCTCCGAAAATAAGCACCAGCATCACTACCCAGTCAAAAAGTGACAGGTACTGAATATAGAATCTGGTTGATTGTATCAGGCTTGCTAAAATCAAGATAACACTTAATACTAAGGCTATCTTTGAAGCCATATTGGTTTTTATAAACAACCAAATCAAAGAAAAGATAAATGGTACCATTACAATCCCCGAGTTAATATACATACCCATCAGACGCATACCTCCGCCCCAGAAGGAATTGGTCACAGTCACCTTTTGCGATAAGAAGAACAAACCCACTACCATCATGATAAGTCCACTCCAGAAAAATAAATAAAAATCATTCTTTCTACTCATTCGTTCTATCTCCTCTCTATTATGCTTGCTTTCAGCAATTATTTTGGCTTGATTTTATCATACTATAGATATTATGTAAATTGATTTTAGTTTAAGATTTATAAAAATTATCCAAACTCTATTATTTCGGGTTCTTTATTCAAACTGCAGATATTTGCTTTTGCATTTTTTAAATAAAAAACAGCTGTATTGCCATCTCCTACCGCATACATAGTCTTTAGGTTTGGGTTTGCCTCAAGCATCGCTGCCTGAGCCTCCAATCTTTCATCGTACACGGCATTCGCATCCAGTCTTATCCACTTGTCTTCCACCATACCGCTTATTGAAATCCTTGGATGAGCCAGTATCTGTTTTGCAACCTGCTTTTTTAGCCCGGTCTCTATATATAATTTACCTTCAAAGATATTTTGGGCTCCAAAGGGGCGAACCTGCGGGTTGCCATACTCATCGACTGTTGCCAGATACCATATTCCTGCTCTTTTTAAAAATTCAAATACTCTTTCCAT